TTCATGTATCTTCTGTGCCTGAATGCGATCCACAAACCGTTCAAACTCATATGCGTCACCCTTGTTTACGACGATTAGTTTGACAAACTTGTTATCAAGATAGGACAAGTCCTTGAACTTGTTCATGTTTTCGTGATCATAGTAGATCTTCTCGAAGATCGTTACTGGGTTACGAATCGCTTCTAGTTCTCTTGTTTCGGTATCAAGTACATGGAAGTGTTTAGGATCGTCACAGTCGTTCCAGAAGAACTCCATCTGTGATCCAAGGAAGTGTATGTTGTCCTGCGATGACTTAGCATGGAAGTGGCCCGACATCACCATATCGAATCGTCCAAAGATCTTCCGATCCATACCATCCATACACGGCATACCCTTCTGCATATCAAACCCTGTTACCTCAAGGTGTGCACCCACAAGTGTTGCTTTGGTGTTTGCAAGAAACTCTAGAGTGTCTTTCTCATTCTCAGAGTTGATCCAAGGTATCAGTGCTATCTCTGTACCATCGTAGTTCATCACTGTTGGTTTCATGAGAAGGTTCACTTCGTTCATGTAGTGACCCTGTAGTTCCTTCAGTGCGTTCAACTCGTTGGTGTTCTTGTAGTACACATCATGGTTACCACAGATGATATCCATAGTGATACCATACCTACGCATGGGTTCCAAGAATATCTTACGGTTGTGGTTCAGAGCCTTGAAGTTGATCGTCTTACGATTGTCGTAGTAGTCACCCAAGTGTATGATATGCTTGATGTCATTCTCTAATAGGTACGGAAAGAACACCTCACTATAGAAGCGTTCTTGGTATGCCATAAAGATGTCTGACGAGTTACGAATACCCGCATGGGTATCATTCAGAATAGCAATCTTCATTCGCTTATAAAGTCTCCCAAGTCAGAGTCTACCTTGACGGTGCGTCTCTTGCGTTCCTTCTTGACGATCTCTTTCCACTCAGCATCCTTGGACTTGACCTCGTCAATACGCTGTCTCAGAGTATCAACATATGCCTGTGCTACCTGCATGGATTCATCATCTGCCAAATCATTGTCTAGAAGCACATCTATGCCCATCTGACCCATGTACTTGGTTTTGATTTCCTGTTGCTTCTTCTCTTTCTCAATCCTACGCAGGAATGCGAACCATGAGATCTGAGTAAAATATGCAAAGGCATTGGGTTTACCTGTACGAGTCGCAGCCTCGATATTGTAGTTCTCGATTGCCTTGAGGCAGTTCTCCACCGCATCCATCACCATCTCTTCACGGTAGGTGTACCGGACGAAGTTTGCTTTGTGTGACAGACCCTCACAGATCTTCAGGAAGCATGATGCGATATAGTCCGGTACAACAGGGGCAGAAGATCCAGTCTTCTTTGCCTGTTGCGACTCCGTACAGTAATCTACTACTGCCTGAGAGAATTGTGCATTATTCACATAATGCGGTTTGTCTTTGGGTTTCACTTTCGTTGTCATAGGATTACCATAATTTTGAACCATTATACAGGTTCAGTCACTGTTTGTCAAGTACTAATTGAATCTTGGATGTTGACCATTAGTCTCGACACTGATACGCTCACGCAGACTACTCGTAGAGAAGTCATGTTGGCGGTTATTATAATACATTTCGATGCCATTGTCAATACAATATTGTTTCCCTGTAAACTCTTTGTCCTTATACTCCTCACCAATGATACGCACATTGATAGGATAGACCTTGAGGATATCCATCAGATCAGTCTCAGTACGATAGGGGATGATCTCATCGATCATAGAGATGGCTGACAGTTGGATGTACCGTTCTACCATAGACTGGATAGGCGCGTTCTTCTCAGGTCTGTCCAAGGATGGATCAGTCTGTAGACCCACGATAAGGTAGTCGCACTGAGTCTTTGCCTCCTTGAGCATTGCGATATGCCCCGCATGAAGCAGATCAAAGGCAGACGCAGTGAATCCAATATTTTTTAATTTAGTGCTTGACATTTCATGTATTCCATGTTAAAATTAGCTTTGCGGTCAGGGAGGGTTGAATACTACTTCATTTGAATCGGGAAGCACTTGTTGGTGGGTGTGTACTTATTGTACCTGCAATGCAATATCTATAACCCTCAAAAGTTGATGGTTTGACTCTATGTAACATGTTCCCACCAAATAGATGTAACCTACCATGATCGACAGGTAGTTCATCGTCTATGTCTGTAAAGTATAAACCTGATGCACCTTCGGGTGGGTCGATGTAGTAGGTGAATGCCCAAGTACAAGGCCAATGATCATGTTCTCCACCACCTTGGCCACTTTTATATCGTGCTGCCCAGAGGCCACCGACTTTCTGCGATTTGATGTACATGTCATACCAGACATCATATTCTACTCGTCGCGAATGATGAGGATGATCATAGTTTCTCTTTACCGAAGACTCTCGGGCGAACTCTTCCACATAAACCGAGAACTCCTGAAACTCAGGATAGTTCAATAGATTGGGGTTTGTCACCTCACCATCTAGGTTGAACTTCATAGCATAGTCTTGATTATCCAACAAACCATCAATACGATCAATCATCCTGATGTTCAATGCTTCAATATCTAATGTGGTAGAAAAGACATAGTCTTTCGCGTTCATCGTTTTCATTAGTGTAGTTTTTTAGGATCGAACATGTCGATCACATTGCTCCCGCTGTCCATAGTATCCAAGTAACGTTCAATCTTATCGGCGTTCTGAGTAAGAGCAATTTCTTCTGCTACACTCTCAGCAAACTCCTGTTCTCTTGCATCATTCATCGTACCCATTTCAGTGACAGCCTCTAGATACTGTTTCATCAAAGTGTCGGGTGGAAATCCAATGCCCACCACCATATTCACATTGAGAATTAGAATATCATCAGGATTCTCTTGGTACACCATCCACGGTCTGAATGAATAAAACTTGACACCATCACCCTGTTCTACTAGTATGAGACGCATTGCTTTTCGCACCAAGATCTCTACTTCCGCTTCATCGTTCCATTCCAGAACCTCACAAACAATCTCTTCGCCGGAAGATAACTTAAACTGCCTGTACTCCAACTCTTTAGCCATGTCTCAACTTCTTTTGTTTATACTCTCGTATGATATTTATCATGCCTTTATAGGGCATATCTTTGTAACCTGTTTTGTAATATAGAGAACCTTGTTTGGGATCTTCCCAAGTCTCGGCATGAACAAAGTTGGTTTGCCAACACCCAGCAGGCATCATCTTATTCTCAACTCGTTCAATGGAATACTCACGCACCCAGTCTATCATATCTATAAAGTCGTAATCACCACTCGGATGAACCCAGAAGTTCCACTTGTTGTTCTCGCGGTTTTTGTTGTGAGCCTTTTCCTTTATCATTACCTCAACTTGAGACCTGACATCAGGATTCTCAATGTAAGGAACATCGTATGAGTAGGTGTATCCATAACTCATGAAGTTGTCGTATACTTTCCAGTCGGTTTCGTCCGCCTGTTCATCGTCAGGTTTACCTAATGCTAGAGGTAAGAAGTGGACTATGTGTTCTGACCAGTTCTCGTTCATCCACTTCTTGGACGCATCCAGTGACTCAAAGGTCTCAAAGGGTAGACCCGCAATCATGCTAATGGTCGCGGCATAGAAGTTGGGAGAGTGTTCGTTGAAGAATTCCTTTACTTCTAACAGACCCTTCTTCTGTATCTCAGGTTTCATACCCTTACCCACAGTCTTGCCAGCCTTGTGGTTAAAGGTCTCAACACCATAGTGGTGTATGGTCAGTCCCATGTCACACATGTCTTGCCAAGTCTCTTTACCGTGCGTGATCAGAAGGTCTGCCCTGACATACCCTGCAAACTGAGTCTGGAATGGTAATCTACGACACGCACGTGCGATGGTGGCAATCTTGTCCTTGGAGTCGTTTATAGTATCGTCGGTGACATAGTAGTTAGTTATACCCCACTTCTCATAGTGTTCCAACATCTCTTGGTGTATGCTGTCCTCATCACGGGTGGTGTCTTCCTTCATACCAGTCAATGGGAATGAACAATATTTACACGCAAAGATACATCCACGAGCAAACTCAATATTAATCGTCTCGTTGGGTTGAATAAAGTCTCGTTCTTCAAACGAGATATTGGCATCTCTCTTAGGAAAGCATGGATAACTTTTGTAGGCGGTAATCAGTTTGCCGCCGTTATTCAATGTCTTGTGTGATGTGGGTTCGGGGCCATCACGATAAAGATGGTCAAGTAGTGCGTCCATGGCGAACTCACCATTACCCGTGATATAGTAGTCTGCCTCAACACAAGTCACCGTCCATGTCTTCTGACCACCTGCCACGATTGTGACCCAAGGATATTGTTCTCTGATATGATCAGTGACTTGCAACAATCTCTCTGTTGCCATAGTCGTAAACATCATACTGAAACCAACGAACAGAGTGTCCTCAGTTATCCTCTGATCTATTAGATATATGAGTTCGTCATTTGTGAATAATATGCCGTAGTCAATACACTCAACATCCCACCCACGTTTACGGATGTGTGTCGCGATCCTATGGTTACCAAAACTACGATAAGGTTCTAGTCCATAGAACAACCCCTGTATCAATAGGTTTTCGTATCCTCCACGATTCAGTGCAGCAGCGTATTGTTCAGACCAATGAACTTCCTTTGATTTTCCTCGTGAGTCCATTTTGGATCTGAGACCAAAGAGTTGGTCGTGAGAGTTGTTTCCGGTAGGACAACTAAAACCACCCAGCAACAGTCCGTGTGGTTTCTTCTCTGTTAATGATATATTCATTTCAAATCAATTTGATGTATCTTGTAGGGAAACTGCTCCTTAGTATATATCTTGATTCGTTCAGCACTGTGTCGCAGCGTGAAGTTCTTATGCTTCCGTATGTGCAGATCATCCGCAATGTCATACAGTTTGGTTACTGATCCATCGTCAGACTTTCTCAGTCCTCGGCCGATTGATTGGAGAACCTTGACTTGAGACTTGGAAGGGCTAGCAAAAACAATGTTATGCAAGTTCCTAATATTAATCCCAGTAGAAAATGTTCCCAATGAAGCAA